TTGAAAAATTATTTTGAAACAAACTTTACAATGATGCATCATCATAAGTATTCGTTGACTGAATTGGAAAATTTGATACCATGGGAAAAGAGGATTTATGTTTCCATGCTTGTTTCATTTATTAAAGAACAAAATGAGCAAATGAAACTAGCAATGTTACAGAGAAGAAGGTCGTAGTAAATGGCAAAAATGAAAGTCAGCGGAAAAGTTTCTAAAGCAAAAAAGAAACTTGAAGTTGGATTAGGAGAATTAGAAAGGGCTGTCAAAGCGGAGACCGAAGGTTTAACGGATCCGCAAGAAGCCAAAAATCGCGAAGCCGAAATTCGCGACATGTTCTTCACAGCCAGAAAAAAGACCAAAGGATTTCAAACTGGTATTTTGATGGGTTTGTTTGGCGATGAAGTTGGTCAGGCATTAGCAAACGTATTCGCAAAAGAAGATCCAAGCAAAGTAAAATCCTCGCAGCAATTCTTCAAAAAATATAAAGAAAAACCTAAAAAAGAAAAACTAGATCAACGTCAATTAAAAAATATATCTAATCTTGTTGGAAAAACAGCAAGATCTAGAATGCCTATAGCGCCAGAAGAAACATCGGCTAAATCTTCACAAGTATCTCTAAAAAAGGGATATTACTTTGATGAGCGAATCGGCGCCATGGGTGGTATTCGCAATGTTCGCACAGGTCAATTTGCATCTGAAGAACAAGCCACAAAAAGAAAAGAAAGATCCGATCGCCTAACGAAAGCCATTGGCGCTGATGAAGAGCCATTAGTTTTATTAAGAGAAAGATTCGATGTTCTCGTGAAGAGCGTCGGCAAGGATAACTCTGGGAAAACTATCCATGAAAAACTTGATGAATTAATTGATCAGGTTGAAAGTGGTGGTGGTTCAGGATTCGGATTAGGCGATTTATTAGGTCTAGGTGGTGGTCGAGGCGGTCGCGGTGGTCGAGGTGGAAAACCTAGAACCAAACCGAAAGGAAAATTCGCAAGAGCAACAACTGCTACCAGAAAGTTTTTTGGTGGACAACAGGGTCGCGACGCGAAAGGTAGATTCACCAAAGGTGGTGGTGGATTTGGAGCAGGTAAATTACTTGCTGGTGGCGTAGGTGCTGCAGCTGGTGGTTATCTTGCCTACAAAGCAGTTGATGCGTTTAGAGATAAGGATTTAACTTCCTATGATCCTGAAGCATTAAAGCAAGAAGCCATTGCTGCACGCGAAGCTGGTGATACTGAATACACTGAAGCATTGAAAACTCAAATTGCAATGCAGAAGAAAGATGTTGCGTTGCAAGCTGGTGCTACAGTTGCATCTGTTGCTGGAGCAGGTGTTGGTGGTTATGTTGGTGTTAAAGCTGCACAAAAAATAGGTCAGACTGCACCAGCCAAAAAAGTAACCGCAGCAGTAGCAAAAAAAGCTGCGCCTATTGCGAAAGCAGTAAAGAATAAGACATGGGATTTATTCATTAAATTCTTAAAAGCTCGTGCACCTAAACTCGCTGCTAAAGTTGGCACACGTTTAGCAGCAGCTGGAGCCATGGCAACTATTCCAGTTGCTGGTTGGGTTGGCGCTGCAATATCATTAGGATTCGCGGCATCAACTGCTTATGATCTATATCAATTGTGGAAGGAATTTTCCGCATTGTCAGATGCAGAAAAAGAAACAGCTGCATCTGGAAAACCAAGTAAAGAAGTAAACAATTGGGCTTATAGTGTATACATCGGGAAAGCGAAAATTGAGGATGTTCCTGACACGTATAGAGAACAAGTTGAAGAAATCTTAAAGAAGCCACCTTCTAATTGGAAAAAACCAGGAGAAGCTGGTGCCGCAAAACCTCAAACTCTTGCAGGAGCTGCAGCTGCAGGAGCAGCAGCTGGTGCAGCTGCCGCAGCAAAACCATCAGGCGGCGGATCTGTACCATCTCCTACAACCCCAACTCCTGCAGGTCCAGCAGCTGCAATAAAAGCAGCAAAAGAACCAGCAATGGCAGCAGGTGGGGGTGGCGGAGGTGCTGCTGCAGCACCACCTTCAACCCCTGTAAGTTCTGGACCACAAAGACGTTTAGGTCCAGCTGCAGCGAAAAGAGGAAAGGTTGATCCTGGTGCAGCTAAAAATGCTGCACTTGCATCTGCAGGGAAATATGGTATTACTGGTCCTCATCTTGCGCAATTTATGGCGCAACTTGAGCATGAATCTGGCGGATTTAAAACTGTAGAAGAAAATCTTCGTTATTCAGCAAAGAGATTGATGGAGATTTTCCCAAAATATTATAAAGATCCAGCAATCGCAGCACAAGAAGAATACTCGCCTATCGCAATCGCCAATCGCGTGTATGCAAACCGTATGGGTAATGGTCCACCAGAGTCTGGTGATGGTTACAAATATCGCGGTCGTGGATTGATTCAATTAACTGGTAAGGATAATTATAAGAGATTCGGTCAGCTCGCAGGTGTTGATCTAGTTAGCAATCCAGATATGGCAGGAAGTCTAGGAACAGCTGCTGACATTGCAGCAGCATTCTACAAAAAAAATGTTATGGATAAAGGAATTCCTGGTGAAGATACTGCGAAAGTAACCAAAGCAATCAATGGTGGATCTATTGGTCTATCTCATAGAGAATCATTATTCGCATCTTATATGAAAGATCCGAATGCATTGAAGGCTGGACCAGAGGCTAAACCTTCTGCTGGTGGTGCAGAACCAGAACCTTCTATGGTCGCCAAGGGGCAAGACGTGAAAATTGGTGGTGGTAGTGGCGGTGGTGCAGCACCAGAAGAAAAGAAACAAAATTTAATGGTTGCCTCTACAGGTGGTGGTGCTGCCGCAACAGCAACTCCAGCAGTTGGTGGTGGTAGTGTAACTCCAGCTGGTGGTGGGGCTGCTGCTGTTCCTTCTATACCAGTTGCATCAGCTTCTGGTGGTGGTGCAACTGCTATAACTACTGCGAATATTGGCACAGCAAATATTAAAACGTTAAACGCTCCTCAGATTACACCTAAACAAGATGGATTGGGTAGTGCGGCAACACAACAATCTACGCAATATGCATCAAATCAAGTTGCAATGCAAGCAGCACCAGCGCCAGTTGTTGTAAATAATTCCAGTGGTGGATCGCAACAACCTATAACACCACCAAAGCAAAATATGCCGAAAGCATCTGCAAGATCTAATGATAATTCATTTAATCGTGCACTCGCTCGAGACTTCTCGCATCCATCGGCATTTACTTCAGTTGGGTTAGTATAAAAAAGGGGGACCGAAGTCCCCCTGAAAACATCTACGGTTTTCTAAAGAAAATTACTCAGCGGCAAGTTTCTCGAAGAACGCCATATCGTCATCTTCGACTGTCACATCTTCAGCAGTAACTTTCTTGGCAGGAGCAGAGCGAATGACAGGAGCTGACTCCTCTTCATCATCGACTCGCTTGGCTGTTGCTGCAGCAGCGCCACCAGCACCAAGAACCTTATCCAACTTCGCCTTGAGTTCATCATAGGATTTGAAGTTTTCTGCCTTCAAGAAATCCTTGAGTGAATATGCAGACTTCCAAACTTTCTCAATCTTCGCATCATCACCCTCGAACAATGCAGCGGAAGTATCAAACTCCGACTTATCATAGTTACGATAACCTTCAACGTTGCGAATCTTGACCTTGAAGTTTGCACCCTTCCAAAAATCGAAAGGATTCAATGGCTTCTCATCTTCAAATTGCGGCTCAAGTTTCTCCTTGATTTTATCAAAGATTTTCTTACCAAACTTGTAGAGGAAAACCTTGCCTTCATTATGCGGACGCTTCGGATCAGAGACCACAAGAATGTTAGCAATATATGTCAGTCTACGTTTTTGTTTACGCGCGATTTCTTTATTCGCTTCAATGCCTGAGTTCCACAGAACTGTGTTGTACTCAGAAACAGGATCGGTCTTGCCAAGAGTTGTGAGAGAATTCTCAATGTACCAACCACCTGGACCTTGGAATCCATGATTCCAAATTTGAACCCAGGGAAGACCATCCTCACCGTCAACTGCTGGCGTATCAAGAAAACGAATAACTGCGTATCCGTTGCCAGCAGCGTCAACTTCTGGTTGCCAAAAACGATCATCAACATTTTTAGCGCCACCAGAACCACCAGAAGAGGCTTCGACTGCCTTCTTCAACTTATCAAGGGATGAACCCTTCTTTAGACTAGATAGTGTCATATGTATTACTCCGTATTGCGTTGTATAAATTGTATTTCGACTTGTCCACTTTCTTCATCACCATATCATTATATAGTATTTTCGTCGCCAAGTAAAGTTTGTTTTGTCAAATTTTTATACTTTTCGACATTCACTGCAAGAAACGCTCCATATTTGCGAACCTTTCTTGACACTTTGGGATAGATGATATCATCACTGATCTTCTTATCCCAAATTTTTATAAATCCAAAGATATTGTTAAGTATTACCATCGTTTCAATTGTAATATCTTTTTGCATAAAGTGCATCAACAATTTTGGAAATTGCCCTTCTTCAACTTTAAACAAATCATTGAATGTTTCTCTGGTCGCAATCTTGCGGAGATCTTCTTCATAGATTTTTGTCATTGAATCTGTAACACGTTTCCATTCTCGATATGTTTGTTCAGCCTCATCTTCAAGAAGAGACTTGGTCCAATTATCATCGCTGTGAACAAAATTAGCAACCAGAAATGGAACCATCTCATCGTCGCGATACTTACGCGCCAAACGGTGGAACAAAAATTTGTCACGACGCTTTTGAAATGCATCTATCGATATTCTTGTTTTACCATCGTATTGAAAGAAGTTATAACTTTCAGATGTGAAATGTAGTTTTATTGCTTGGTATAATCCATAAAGATCATATCCATTCATAGAGGCAACTTGCCGCCTCGCGGGAGGAATCGAAGTTCCATTGCTTCACCTTGGATAATGCTTTTCAAAGAATCATTAATCAGTGTCGCAGCAACTTCAATCTCAAGATTATTTCGTTCGCAATATGTTGTAATTGCATCCATGTGATCAATTCGTTCATCAATTGCCATGGTCATAATCATCATGGAAAACTTATTCTTTTCTTCGCGACTTGCCATATTAGATCTCATAAGCACTCAAGGAATTATTCAATTGCTGAGTTACACGAACAAATGTAGTTCGCTTACTCAGTTCTTTCAATTCACTTGCTCCCACGTATGTACATGCCGAACGTAATCCACCAAGAATATCCTGTAATGTTCTGCTTATCTCACCGCGATATGGAATCTCAACTGTCTTACCTTCACTGGCTCGATAGTTTGCAACACCGCCATTATGTAAATCCATTGCAGTATCTGAACTCATACCGTAGAATTTGTTGTCGCCAAAAACAGAAGCACCACCTTCTTTATGCCCAGCAAGCATTCCACCAAGCATCACAAAATCGGCACCCGCAGCAAATGCTTTCACAATGTCTCCAGGAACGGAACACCCTCCATCCGCTATGATGTGACCTCGAAGACCATGCGCCGCATCTGCGCATTCAATTACTGCACTCAACTGCGGGTAGCCGATGCCTGTCATCTTCCGTGTTGTACAGACAGAGCCAGGACCAATACCAACTTTCA